CCGCCATCTTTCAGACCAACAGCTTTTTTAAGGTTTTGCATACCACGTTTAAATCCACGTCCCACCGCTGTTGTAGGAGCCTTTGACCGCTCTTCTTTAAGCTTTCTTTTGCGTTCTTCTTCTGCCTGACGAGCTAAACGATTCTCTTGTGCTCTAGTCAGATTAGTATCCGCACGTTGTCTTTTACTGTCACCCGGCATTTGAGTTATAGATTTTTTCTTATTTGGCATTATTAGTCTCCATCTGTTGTTGCTATGGTAACGCTTCCTACAGAGCCTACCATATATTGAGCCGGGTTCCAAATAGGATTCCAGCCAAATAAACCTCTTCCCGGATTAACATCTGGGCGTGGGTTAAGTAAAGATTGCGGGTCTGCTGTGTTAACATCCCCAAGAAAGTTCTGTGGTTGATCAGGATCAAAGACATCCTTGCCCACACGTAGCCCTGTACGTACTCCATGTTGAACCTCATATATAAGGTCTTCGAGCTTGTAGCGAAACCCAGTCCGGTCACATATACCGTATGCGTGTTTACCACTAGCATATCCGGGCATTACATAGCTCCTCTAAACGGCACCATACGAAAGGTAGACCTGTCTTGGTCTTGGTCTGCAGCCCTACGGAATTGTTCTTCATATTCTTGTTTTAAAGGACCAACTCTCTCAGCCACTTCAGGTTTTTTCATAGCAACATAGTATGCCAAGCCAGACACAAGAGCAGGTACAAAACGTGGTGGTATAGAAGTAGTAGCTCCTCCAACACCGCTTGCCAGCCCATCTATACCTTTAAGACGGTAGTAGGCTAACTTGTATGTAGTATCATCATTTGGTACAGGCCAAAGGGTAACCTGCACGTCTGTAGCATTGCGCTGTACGTATATTTGAGACGGACGCCCTTGTGTATTCTTATTCCCTTGCTGTGAGTATGTAGAAACACTCATACGTTGGATATACGAATCAAGTTGTTGCGTCGTGCCTTCATCAGTGCGAAGTTGATGTTCTATTAGGTCAATAGTATCAGAAGGTAGCGTATAAGTCGCTGTACCTGCAACCAGAGGTATAGTCCCAGCCTCTATGGTAAATAGGTTCAAACCACGGTTCTGCCACTCTAGCGTCATAATATTAAGGCTGCGACGGGCGGTTTTTAAGTCATACCCCGAACGCATTTCAAGTCCCGCACGTTCGTACGCCTCTTCAAATAATTCATTTAGCTCTGGTACAACAACTGCCATGATCTAAGTCTTTCTATACTTCGCCGTCTTCTTGGCTATCTTTTTAGGTTGTTTAGAAACCTGTTTACCTTTTTTAGTAGCCGCTCGTTTAGCCTTGGTAGTAGCAGCGTATTCTTTAGATGACAAAGCCTTTATAGCTTTAGCGGGTAGATACCGCTCACCTGTAGCCTTTTTCCCTTGCGTCGATGGCTTACCAGACTTTGTACGCCATTTCTGCTTAGTCCATTTGCTAAGACTTTTTTGACTTTTTGCTTTTGCCATCGGCTTTAGCCTTCGCTTTCTTACTCAAATCTTTGTAATGTACCAACTTTACGCTCGTCTTGCCGTGGGTTTTACCTGAGTGCAACGAACCGTTAGGCATCTTGTGCGTACCCCCTGTGTGAAGAGTTCCATCCCTTTTGTAATGTTTTACACCCTTCATTTCCTATAACCCCCGCCTTTAGCTTTATACTGTTTTGCGAGCATCTGAGCTTTGCGAGCAGACCACTGTCCGGGTTTACCACCTTTACCACCAGCCTTAATCTTGTTGAACAATGCCTTACGCATTGTGGGTTTAGTGTAATTACCAGCCTCGTTCACACGACTCTTGGCCTTACCACCCTTGGCCATAGCCGCTACAGGTTTACGAGGTACTGCTTTTTTAACACGGTTCCCTGTAAGCTGACTTCGCATAGAACTACGCCCCATCATATCAACATTTCCACCTTTTCCTAGCCTGCCGCAATCGGCTGTTAGGGTCTTTAGCTGCTTTAGGAAATTGCTTCATTTGTCCCGCAGAACGTGCGCAGTAGGATTTGCGACGTTTAGCTGCAGCACTTCCCTTTTTAACCTTGCCTGTAACGGCTGTCTTTAGTTTAGAACCGGGGTTATCCCGACGATACTTGGCCACACCTTTTTTAGTCATGCCCGCACCAGACTTAGTCGGGCGTTTTTGACCACCTTTTATGGTGTGACCTTTCATTGTACCTTTTTTCTTAACTGCCATGCTACTCTATAAGCAATGTCATCACGTTTCCTGAGCCTGTAAAGGCAGAAACAAAACAACCGTTATCAGCTAAAATACCGTCATTTGGAATATATACGTCGTTCCAACCAACAGGTAGAGTTAACTGCAGTATAATAGGGCCAGTAGCTGACCCACTACGAATAGTGAAAGCGGCTGCTGCAGCGGCGTTCACTAGAACCCCCTGCAATCTACCGCGTGATGGGCCTACAAGTGCAGCGGTATCACCTACCGCAAAGTTATAAGCTCGTACTTCTTGACCAGCCATTTGCTAACTCCTTTAAGGTCGTATTGCAGTGTTAAATGCTTGTGCATACATAATTGTAATGCGAACAGAACCTGCGTTAGTAGCAGCAGAAGATGTTACAGTTAAACGAAGGTCTGATGTACCAGTGTTACCCCACTCTAGGGTTCCACCACCGCCAGCACCTAGTGCTTTAACGCCTACAGTTGTACCTGATGCAACTGCGTTAATAATAGTATTTGCATTTCCACCTACTTCACCAACGCTTATATTGGTAGTGGCGTTAGCCGCAACTACAAGGTCGATGATACAGTTAACGATCTTAGAATTAGCAGGAATTACAATATCTGTTGCAACCGCTCCAAGAGCGCCGCCTGCGAGGCTTTGTACTGTATCTTGGCACATAACAACGTAACCTACGTTAGCAATGTCCGTACCTACAGTTGTACCTGTAGTATTTTTAATGTTACCGGCGCGAATCGGGCCAGAAAAAGTTGTGTTAGCCATGAGAATCTCCTGTCGTGGCGAATGTCAGTCGCACCATGCAACTGTCAGGGATATGGGTATCCTACAACACCTTTAGACAAAAAGAAAGCCCCACCGAAGTGGAGCCTCCAAATTTAAGTATTAGGAGCTTACGCGCCTTGTGATCCGTAGATACCTAATGGATCAGAAACACCGAAGCTGTAACGCTCACGCGCTTTGTAGCGCACGTTGCCAGTGTCGAAGTCACCATCCATTCCTGTAGCCATCGCAGAACGTACGAAATGCTTCATACCGTTAGGGATGTCTGTAGTCAGGAACCAAGCGTCAGCGTCTGTAAGATAATGGTTTACGCCATATCCTTCAGGAACTGCACCGTTAGAGCTGATAGCATTGATATCGTTATCAGCTGTACCTACACGTAGAGTTGTTTCCAACAAACGAGTCGCTACGAACTGTAGAGCAGACGGAATGATTAGCTTTTTAGCGCGAGCTGCGATAAGTAAGCCACGTTCGTCTGTGTACGCTGCGATGTCGATAATCGCTTGTTCAAGAGAAGTCTCGTTAAGGTCAGCACTAACCGCTGGACGGTTAGAGTTTGTGCCGCCACCAACTGTTGGGTGTGCAGTACTGAACAATGTTACACCATCACCAGATTGGAAAGTGTCAAAGCCCGTGTTGAGCAATGAAGCAGCTTTAACCTGCTTAGTGTAAGCCATAGCGCGAGCTAAAGCTTTTGTGTAACGTGAAGACAAAGAATCGTACAAGTTATCTTCCATCGCTTCTTCAGTGATGGCGAAACCCATAGCGATGGTTTCGTGTGTGTAGCGAGCTGTGAACGCCTCTTGCGCATTATCGTACGCAATAGATGAACCTTCAGCTTTTGTTGGTGCTGCACCGAAACCAGACAATTTAACTTCTTCTTCAAAGCTACGCTCTGAATTTTCTGTCTCATAGATGTCTGCATGTTCGTTTTCGTATTTACCGTACTCAAGTCCAAATAAGGCATTAAGTCCGGGTAAGAGCTCTTTAAGCGCCTGTGCGCGTGAAATAGCCATGTGTTATCCCTCCTTACAAGCCAACAGCGTTAGTCATGCTGCTGTAGCCGGGGTTAAGTTTAACCAAAAGATCAGGGAACGCATCACCAATAGGTGATACAGCGGCCACGATACGGAAGGCGGCGGTAGTAGTCTTTGTTGTCGCGTCAACAGCACTTGTAGAGTTACCAGTAGAAGTGTTGCCAGTAGACGTAGACTGAGCAGCTGCGAAGAAAGTATTCGCACCTATGTCAGATTGGTCCATAGCGCCATCTGCTTGTACTTGGAATAGTACGTTTGGATCGTCTACAACGAACGCTTTCGCATTGATTGAACCGGACGGGTAGTACTGCGAGAAAGTCGTTTGACCTTCAGAGTTTTCGTACTCGCAACCCACAAACACACCAAGAGAACCCGTTAGAGTTGTTCCTGTTGGTAATGCGTTTGTGCCGCCGTCGGCACCTGTTGCAGTTGATAGTGCGATGTAACCATCAGCACCGATATGAACGACTTGGCCGTAGAAAAGGTTAGTACCTTCTCCAGCGGGGTCGATCAGAAACTGGGATGTCGCCCCAGCGTAGGCCATTCCGTCGGCACGTTTTACCGGCTTTAGACCATAGGGAGCAGCTGTAGTAGCCATGATGCTCTTCCTCCAGATTTATTTACTTTTGAAGTAAAGAGCCTCATTGCCCCTTACCTTATAGTTACCGCGAACTACGCTCAGGTTTAAGCATAGGCATCCGCGGGTCAGACTCACGCATGTAGTTTCTATCGACAGCCTCAGCCTGATTTTGTGCAGACTCAAGTTGACCATGAATACGATCATCTCTTAGTTCGGTCGGGATAGCGCAAAGCAATAACCCACCAACTTCGATATTGTCTTTAAATCGAGAATCAATATCTGACATGATGTGTAGCTCAGGATAATCCACTGCCTTTACAGGCACATAGCCATCACGAAATCTACCAGAAACATTTGTCATATCTGCATTACCCAATGTAGCTGTGCGAATCCAGCGGAACGAAAGTCCGTCTCGTGGTTCGGGGGTAGGCAGCATTGACGAGCGCTTCCAAGGTTTACGACGTTCTCCCGCTTCGCGGGTTTCGGTTGTACGTGGTTTTCTATCAGCCATTTTGCATATCCTTTAGCTTTTGCGCCGCATATTCTTTATTAGATAATCCGAGACGCTTGGCGATTGCGGCCTCAGATGAGGAGATGACAACTTTATTGCGTGATGTGGCGGTATTTCTACCACCCGGGGCCACCACGGAGCCAGCTTTACGTTGTGGTTGTCGAACCTCGGGTTCCACGTCCGCAAAGCGATCTGGGTATCGAGACCGCATGGCCTCGTTTATCTTACTATAGTACACATCCGACGTAGAATCAACGCCTGTCTCTAATAGTTCTTCATGTATGAGCATAGCATACCTTGTCATGCCCGTGTCTTTCTGGAACCAATCGTTTTCAGCTACCCATTCCTGCGCCTTACGATCTGGTACAGGGACACGAGGCGCTGCTTGCGGTGCTGGAGCTCGAGACTGGTCTTGTACAACCTTCTCTGCCGGTTTCCAGTTTTCTACACGATCAGCTTCAAGCTGTAGCTTGGACAATGACATCTGCGCTTCGAGCACAGCATCAGTATCCCCAGCCTCATAAGCCTCTTTATAAGCTCGTTTCGCGCTGTTAAGTTCTGATGCTACTCGTGCCTTGGCTTCATTAACCAATACACCTTCACCTTCAGAAAGATTTTTACGGAGACGTTCAGCTTCATTCTTCTGCGATTCTGCATACTGAACTGCCGCTTCGCGTTCTCGTTCGGCTTCTTCCTTACGACGACGTTCTTCGTGATACTCGAACTTTAGCTTCTTAATACGCTTCTGTACCGAGTCGCTGTGCTTCTCAAGCTCTTCGTCTTCTGGAATATCCGCCTCGGCATCAGCTGCCCTACGTGGGCGGCCTTTGTCCTCTTCAGGAGTATCGTCAGCGATTTCTACTTCAAAATCATCTTCACCTTCAACGTCTACTTCTAACGCTCCGGTCTCTACTACTGTGTCTTCAACGACTGTTTCTACTTCTTCACTCATGCTCTACTGTACCCCCGTGGGTCTTCGACTACCGCTTCAACAGTATCGTCGTTGATAATACGGAACTCTTTGTTGTGTAATTTAAAACGTGTACCTGAATACGAACGGAAGATGATAAAATCACCTTTCTCGCACCAAGGTCCATTCGGGAACCGCTCTTTGTCAGTATAGGCTTCTGCACCTATACTTATGACATAACCAATAATGGTGGCGGTTTCTTCCATTTTGGTTAAAGAATCGGGCATATAAACACCACCATCTGTCTTGCCTTCAAGTTCTGGGATTGCGATAAGCAGCTTATAACCTTTCGGTTCAGGCAATTTTGCCAATGTCTGCTCGTCATCTACTTTGTCGGTAGCGTACATTTTAGTCTCCTGCAGTGATTAAAGGCTCACAGCGCCCTTTGCGTGGATTATTCCACGTTATGTCGTATATCTACACGTATGATATCTAATCTTCAATATACCTTTGTTCAATATCTTTTACATCATTACGTATAATAGTTAATGCTTCATACTTCCCTACTAGCTTCCAGTAGGTTTCTTGGTCTTTTGCACCGCCAGTTGCTAAATGTTCGGCGATAGATGTGCGACTTTCTTCAAGTCGGGTTAGTACATGGTGAAATACAGTATCAGCCATCTAAATTTACTTTCTCCGCAATATCCAAGGCTAGACGCGCCGCGGATTCTTTCTGGTCTGTTTCAAGCTCGGCTACCTTAACGCCTATACGCGCCGCTTCTTTTTCTTCCTCAGAGTCGATACGCGCTTGTTGTAGTCTAGCATTCTCTTGTTTAGCTAGAGCATCAATGTTTACCTTCAGCTTGTCCATCTCAATCTTATGTTTTAACTCAGTTTCTTTAATCATCAACTCGCGCTGCTGTATTTGAGTAAGTGGATCGGCTTGTTGCGCCGCTGCTTGTTCTGCAGCTGCTTCGGCTTGATCTTTCTTGAACAACTTATCCGCGGCTTGTGCAGCTAGACGTGAAACCTGAAGTTCTACATCTTCTGGTAGTGGTGCCTCTGGGTCTGGTAATTCTACGCCTAACTGTTTTTGTATCTCTACACGATACTGCAGAGCTACGTGCTCAGTAATATGAGACATCATAGCGGACTGAATAGCACTTGCAAACGGTGACTGCCCTACAATCTGCATGATCTTAGGGTCTTGCATCGCCATCATATGTGTCTGGATATGCGCTTCGTGGTCTTGGTAAGCGAAAGGTTTGACTGGCTCTTGTTTAAGAATAGCCATATTCTCTGTTACTGGATCAGCAGGTTTAATATCTTCTGGTAGCTTGATGATATCATCCGCATCTTTAATGCCCAGAACTTCGAGCATTTGACGGTGTAGCTTACCCATGTCGTACATTTGAGGTGCTTGTTGTGCTAACTGTAGGGCTGCTTGGTACTGCATTATACGCTGTGCCATTGTAGCTGCGTTAGGGTCAGACACTGGGATAACGTCTACTCGACCATCAAAGTCGGATATACGGTCTGCGGGTTCGTCCAT